CTACTGCGAGGTTGTCTATGGCTCAAGATGGCCGGACAGATGACCTACGCTGATACGCTGATGGTCAAGCTGTGGGATTATCTGGAATATATCTGGTCCTACAATCAGGGCACAGCCATGGCTGGTACCTGGTCCGATAATCCGTCAACTCAGGATTGGTACGGCTTCTGGCATGGCGAGATCATCATCACGATGTCCCTCCTGCTTCAGAATCCCACCCAGGTGCCGTCGGGCATTGATCTGACCCTGGTACGACAGCGTCTCATGGATACCTACCAGTGGCTTACGGACGTAGGCGTCAAGAGCTCCCTGAGCGCTGAGCTGCTCGGCCAGACCAATTGGAATGGCTACGGCGTACTAACGGTCGAGCCGAACGAAACACAGGATATGAAACGTGTCCTGACACGCCTCATGTCCGAACTCGACAACGATATGGCGCCCCCGCTGTTCTCGGATACAGCAAATCGGGCTTTCGAACAGCAGCAGATGAGCTTCAGCTTCGAGGGCCGGGCAGATCTCGCATCGTTTGTCGCGTTCTTTGAGGCATGTCGCGGCCAACAGGTGCCTTTCTGGATGCCCACGTTCATGGAGGACTTCGTTCTCAAGAACGATATCGCCGCCGGCGACACCCAACTCACTGTTCAGGACGTTGGCTACACCGATTACACGTTTTCCGACGGGACGCACCTAAACGTCGTGCTTCAGTACGTCGATGGCACCATGGATTTCTGCGAGATCATAGACGCGGTCAAAGGCGGCGATGGTACCGAAGTTCTCATACTTCAGGAGCCTATCGAAGAAGCTCGTCCGGTCCAGTCGGTTGCGCGCATCAGTTATCTCAACCTCATGCGCTTTGCCCAGGATCGGATTGAACTCAATTACATGACGACCAAGGAAGGCGTCACAACCCTGAGCGTTCTGGTCGAGTCCGCACCCGAACTGCGCCAGGAAGTGGCCGCATTCTTCAGCTGAATGGACCCGGAAAATGTCTTTTGACTTTCTTGAACGTTCTAACCACAAGTCCCAGATCGTTTCGCTGTACGAGTTTTCCGTCGGTGTGCAGCAGTCTGATGGATCGCTCCTGTTCGGACAACAGGCATGGCGTTATACCTCCCAGGACAGTGACGTCACGCTCGACAATGTCGTCTACTCATCGGCACCTGTTGACGACAATGGCGCATCGATAACCAGCGAATCCCAGACAGACCAGTTTTCAATAACGCTCCCATCGTCCACCGAACTGGCGCAGATCTTTCGCGCGGATCCACCTTCGGCGATGATGCGGGTAACCGTTCGACGGCGCAACGTTGGCGATCCGGACGCTCCAATCTACTGGGTTGGCGTGGTTTCCTCTGCCGATCATTCAGACGATCTGACCACGACACTGGCGTGCACCGACCTGACGGCAACCCTTTCACGTAACGCAAACCGCTGTTACTGGTCCAGATCATGTACCCGGGCGCTCTATGACAATCTCTGCAAGGTTGACAAGACCCAGTACAAAGTCGACGTCGCGATAGACGCGATTGATGGAACGACCATTACCAGCGCAGCTATCGGGACTTACGAAGCGGGTTATTTTGCGGGCGGTTTTATTGAATGGGAGCGCTGGCCGGGTGTGTACGACCGTCGCGGGATCGAAGAGCATAACGGCACGTCCCTCTCCCTTATCGGATCTACCGATCAGCTTCAGGTCGGAATGACCATCCAGGCCTACCCCGGTTGTGACCGCACCACTGGTACCACCGGATGTGGCCGGTTCAATAATATGTCGAATTACGGCGGCTATCCGTTCATGCCCGGAAAGTCTCCGTTTGATGGAAATCCCGTTTTTTACTGAGGACACATCATGTTTGGTCTTATATTCTCGATTGTGTCTCTGGTCGTCAGTACGGTCTTGCAGATTGTACTTGCACCCAAGCCGATCAATGCGGCACCCGCCACAATGAAAGATTTTGACTACCCGCAGATCGAAGAAGGCACGGCTCAGCCAATCCTGTTTGGCGACATGTGGTCAACCGGCTGGTTCGTGACCTGGTATGGCAACATGCGTACGTCTGCGATCAAGTCTTCCGGGGGAGGCAAGAAATGAGCGAGCCCTGCATTTCGCTTGCAGATATCCGTTCCGAAAAGCTCTGCATGGCAGGCGCACGGGAATGGTTTCGGACACATGGGCTGTCCTGGAACGATGCCGTTCAGGGCAGAATCACTTTGGCGCAAATCACAGCGACCCATGACCCGCTCGGCGAGAGGGTCGTGACGGCAGCAAAGAAAAGGCTGGGGCTACAATAAAATGGGCGGTCATTCAGGAAAAAATAGCCAGATCATCGGCTATAAATACTACATGTCGATGCTCATGGGGATCTGCCAGGGGCCGATCGACGCGCTGACCAATATCACGGTTGGGGATCAGAACGCATGGGACGGTTCCATGACGGATGAATCCTCAATTTACATCAACAAAGGGAATCTTTTCGGCGGACAGAAAGGTGAAGGCGGGGTTGTTGGGACCCTTCGCTCACTTTTCGGGAGCGCCAGCCAGACCGTGCCTTCCAACATCAAGAATACCATTGGCAGTGATGCCGGGGTATCGGACATGCGGGGGATTGCCTCTGTGTGGTTTGATGGCCAGGTCTGCGCCATGAACCCATACCCGAAGCAATGGAAGTTCCGCGTAAACCGCCGCATGTCGGGATGGGATGGCCCGGTATGGCAGCCTTCACTATGTGAAATCGACCTGACCAGTACCGTCAGTGTGGAATCGGTCGATAATGGGGGCACGTCTACCTACAAGACCGTAACAGGCACCATACGGGCGATGAACCCGGCCCACATCCTGTACCAGCTTCTCACGGACACGGTATTCGGACGGGGCTATCCTCGCACCTGGATAGACGACGTCGGTTTTCTGGCCGCAGCGACACAGCTCAAGGCAGAACAGTTCGGGTTGTGCACCAGCTGGGATACCAAGAACCAGGAACTGGCGGATTTTATCCAGCAGATCGTCAATACGATTGGTGCTTCGCTGCATATCGACCGGACTTCTGGTCTGATTACGCTCATGCTGATCAGAGGCGATTATGATCCCGATATGCTGCCGGTCTTTGATCGAAGCAGCGGCCTGCTTGACATCTCCGAAGACCAGACTGGAGCCAGCGGGGCGGAAGTAAACGAGCAGATCGTCTCTTACTATGACCCGATTGGCAATCAGACGCGACAGGTGCGTGCACAAAATCTCGCCTCGATGGAGTCCCTCGGGTACAAGAACTCAACCAGCACCGAATACCAGGCCATTCCCACCGCTGAACTCGCCGGACGCGTTGCCGCACGTGACCTGAAAACGCAGGGCACCAATCTACGTCGGTACACAATCAAGCTCGATCGCCGGGCGTGGAAAGTCTCTCCAGGCAGTGTGTTCAAGATCCATGTGCCTGAACGTGGTATTGACAATCTGATCTTGCGGGCGGGTGATATTCGTGACAGCAGTCTGACGGATGGCACAATCCAGGTAGCCGCTACGATTGATGTCTTTGGACTCCCGTCACAGGCATACACAAACGCCGTAACCTCGACGTGGTCCCCTCCTCCGTCCGGTCCAGTGGCGGCTACCAACTACATGGCCCAGGAGGCGAGCTACCGCGCACTTATCCTTGCCTTCGGTTCCAGCGAAATACAGTCCGTTGACCGACAGGCCGGCACGATCGAAGTGTTTGCCGCGAAACCGGTCAGCACTGGGCTGTCTTTCAGTATGGACGTCTCCACTGACGGGCAGACATGGAGCGATGATGACGATGTCGCACCATTCACCGATTTCGGTGTGACGGCAGCGGCAATGACCCGTTGGACTACGCAGGTTGTTATCGAGCAATTGACGGGAGAAGACAGTATAGCAGTCGGCCAGGCAGTGCAGATCGATGATGAAATCATGCGCATCGATGCTTGGGATGAATCCACCGGGGATTTGACCGTTGCGCGAGGATGCGTGGATACTATTCCCCAGCCCCACGATGCTGGCGCCCGTGCCATTTTTGTTGATACCGGCTCTCTGGTCGAAGAAACCGAGTATGGTCAGGGCGAGAACGTCACGGCTCGCATTATCACCAATATGCTCAATGGGTCGCTTGACACGGATCTTGCGCCAACGGTGACCGTTGGATGCTGGGGCAGGCAGGGACGACCATGGCCACCGGCCAATGTCCAGGTTAATGACGAAGCATTCGACGGCAATCCGATTATCTCTGGAGATCTTACCCTCACCTGGGCAGGACGAAACCGTCTTACCACCCAGGACGTCCTGATTTCGTTCGGTGAACAGTCGCAGGCAGTCGAAGCGAACTGTCAATTCCGGCTGGTCATTACGTCCGGCGGAAATACGATCGACAGCATCGATATTCCCGGCGACACGTTTGAATGGACGTGGACTGTAGGTGGTCAAACGGCTGCCTTCGCCAGTGACCCCATTGGATCGGATGAACAGCGGAGCGTGACATTCACCCTGTCGTCGTTCTTTTACGATCCATCGACAAAGGTGTTTATCGACTCCTATCAGTCATATGTCTTCGATGTGCTGCTGACCGCGCCACCGCCGTTACAGGTCACGGCCGAAGTCCTTTCGACACCGACCGTTTTTGGCGGAGCAATCGTCAGTTCAAAAAGTATTCAGGCCATCACGGTTGAAGGTCTCTCCGCACCCGCCAGGTTCGGTGCCGCGACCGTCACCGTAAAGCCCGAAGGGGTAGAAGGCACCACGCTCGTCCTACCGATGGCGTGGCAGCCTGCGACCATTACCAAACATATCTATGATTGAGGCAAAACATGGCCAGTGGATTTTATACCAATTTCAAGGCACTTCTGGGGAGCGCCCAATGCAACCTGACGGATACCACCTTCAAGGTCGCTGCTTTCTCCGGTAGCTTTGTATTCGATCCGTCAAATGTCTACCTTTCCGAGATCAACGCAAACCAACTCGGTTCAGGCATTCCTTTGCAGGACCCCGCGATCGTTGATGGATTCCTTACAGGGACGACAAACGACTTTTATGACGTCCCGAACGGAGATGTCATCTCGGTCCTTGTCTACTACCGGGAGACAGGTGACCCGAAAACGTCGCCCCTGATTGGTTACGATGACGGTGCTGCCGGACTCCCGTACACCTCGGACGGTACGAATATCAAATGCGGTTGGCCGAATAACCAGGTCCTCGCGCTCTAGTCAGTCTTTTTTTACCTGAATCCACATATTCCATAACTTCGAACACAAGAGAAAACCAATGGCAAATTCCCTGTATTCCGTGTTCCTGCAGCAGGCCCTGACCAAAAACATTGATGTCACGGACGGTTCGATCCGACTGGCTTTGCTGGATAATTCCTATTCGTTCAACGCAGGCGACGCTGACACAACGAGTGCACTTAAGGCGCTCGTTGGCGCCGCGGTAGCGCCTTCCGCTGCTGTTACCGTGGCTGGGGGCAGTGTCACCATACCCGCAGCTACATTCGCGGCGATCGCAAGTGGCACAACCGTCCAGGCCGTGCTCGTTTATTCGGGAACGACACCCATTGCATATATCGACACCGCAACGGGCATTCCGGCCAGCACTGATGGAAGCACGATCACGGTATCGTGGACGGCAGCGGCAATTACGCTTGGCCTGACGGCAAGCTGATACGCCCAAAAAGTCCGGATAAAGACAATCCGGTGACTTTCCATAAAAAGAGGCAGGAAGCCGGTCGCAACCGGCTTCCTGCCGATACTCCAGTCTCCGCTCGAGGAGATTTAAACTGTTAGTAGCGGGGGTCTTGTGGGACGCGCGATACATTCCATGCTGTGCGGGACCAATTATCCGGATCTGGAGGTCGGGCGCGTACTGTGGTGTTTGAGCGTGCTGGCCATGATCATTTTTCAAGGCGCGGCGCTCTGCACAAAAGGACAATCCTTTGATCCGGTAGCGTTCGGTACAGGCGTCGCTGCGCTTCTGGCAGCTGGCGGGTTCGGAGTAGCGCTTAAAGACCGCTCGACTTTCAGGATGTCGGCTGAGGATGAGACAAAATGACTGGCATGGCGACACCCGATGCGTTCGTCGAACATATCAGTAAATCAGGACTTTTTGATAATCGCCCCACTGCTTCACAGCTACAAGGTAGTTTGTTCCTGATTACATATATGGGAAAGGCGGCATGGCCGCTAGGATGGTCCGCGTATGGCCTGGCCACCGCCTACCATGAGACCGATGCGACCATGAGGCCCATAACCGAATTAGGTGGTTATGACTACTTCATGAAGCGGTATGACATAAGTGGTACGAACCCCAGTCTCGCCAGAGAATTAGGAAATAGCAAAGTCGGTGATGGCGCGCTGTTTTGCGGCCGGGGTTATGCACAGTGTACTGGCCGTGCAAATTATGCCATGGCTGACCGTGTGTTGGGCACGGACGGCGAACTGATAGCCGATCCAGATCGGATGCTGGATCCCGATATAGCCGCACGCCTCCTTATTATCGCTATGGAAAACGGTGATTTTACAGGCCGAAAATGTGCCGATTATCTCGGTCCAAAGACATCAGAAGTTCCTGTTTCGCGCCTCCAGTTCCTGAACGCGCGAACGATCATAAATGATTTGGACTGTGCCGAGGTGATAGCCGGACAGGCGCTTCTGTTCCAATCCGTCCTGCAACTCTGCAAGTGGCATTGATACCTTTGATCTGGATATGACGATGAGCTTATTTGATGATGTGACTGACTGGAAAGTAAGGCTATTTGCTGTGCTTTCGGCTTGCCTTCTGGTGATAATGACTGGTGGAATGATCGCAACGCGGTTTGAGCGTAGCGACCTTCTCCGCCAAGTGAAGGGCTTACGCACCCAGATATACAATCCGGATGATGGATACGTTGCTCGATTGACCCAACTTCAGTCCAATCTCCTGGCTTGCCGCGACGGCATGATACGACAGAACGAATCTATTCAGGCGATGTCAGATCAGGACGAGGAGCGGATCAAAGCGATACGGGCACAATATGATAGTGAACGGGCCAGTTGGGAGACTGCAGTCAGACAGACCGTCCCATTTCTTGATCCAACCATATCAGGACATAAGTGGCAGGATCAGGTTCTTACTGTTGACCGAATGATTTTGGCGGACCTAAAAAAATGAGACTTTATACTCTTGCTATTTTGGTCTGTTTGAGTAACTGCTCTTCTGCCGAAAAACATGCGCCTAAGGCGGTTCTTGAGAGTGTGCAGGAAAAAGAGCCGATCGCCGTAAGTTGTGTTCCGGCTGACCTCGCCCCGGCACCATCCTACCCTGACTCAAATTCGGCGTTGCAATATGCCACGGGGCCGGCTCAGCGCTATGCGCTTTTATACGCGGGCCGGAAGTTGCGCGACGCGCGTTTGCACGAGTTGGAGCCGATTGTTGCGGGCTGCTCTCGCAGCCCATGACCTTTGTATCACAGATCGGGAAAACGGGCGCTGTTATGTAAAATGGCGCTTTCAGCGAGGGCAAAGAAAAATCCGGTTCTTACACCGTTTCCGTTGCCAGCCTGGCTTATGTCCTGACAGGCCCGGACCAGAGGAAGAATGTTTCGGGTACGCTGACAAGCTCTTATGAGCGATGTCGCGAATTCACGTCCGGCAAGATTGTCCAGCTCCCAGTTGCCAGTGATCTGGATATCGGAAAATTTCACAATGAAATTCGTGCCCATTTGCTATGTGTCCCCGCTGATACTTTTATTATATGCAAAATGAAGGCATCTATTTTTATGGTTTGTTATTTTAGTATAATTACAAAACAATATACATTTCTAGGTTTTATTTTATATATTATTCTATTGTAAATAGAATACACACAATCCATGTATTTATGTTTCGAGACTATCATATTATTTTATAAAGGGACATAATACATATTTACGTGTTTTTGGATGTATTTTTCATTGCATAATAACTGCAATACTATGGGGAGGATAAAATGATGCTCAGATACATAATCAAAGGACGGAGTCCGAGAAGGCAGCCCTGAGATGGCATTATCACCTGCAACATAGAGCAATCATTGCTTTCAAACGCAACCTACGAACGGCGCCAGCAACAATACGAAAAAAATAGTATATCGTGACTGTGTGGGATGCGGTCGTCGGCCCTTTGTCCGTGACGTGCGAAGACGGCCATCCAGGACCTATGATATAGAAACGAAACGCTTGTGGGGATTCTGTTCCATATGACCTGATTTAATTTATTCTCTCTGCGTATATATTATGAGACTATTCGCCATGGTCAACGTTATAAAAATTCAGGCAAGGCAGATATCTGAATTTTACGCATGAATACCAGATGGTCCTTATATATGATATGATAATAACAATTCTGTATGGGCCGATATGAAAAAAATAATGCTGTGTGCCAGTATGCTGGCGTTGACCGGGTGCGCATCCAGCCCTTCTGACATTGGAGCGCAGTATGTAAGCCCTGAACCTTTTATGCAGGAAAGTTGTGCGCAGCTTTCTCAACAGGATCAGACTGACACACAGGATCTTGCTACCGCTGATCGCCATCAGCGGCATATGCATGAATCCGATGAATGGGGTGTAGCCCTTATCGGCGTGCCGGTAGGAAGCGTGGGCGGCGACAAACACAAGCAGATAGCCCATCTGAAAGGAGAACTGGACGCTATCCATACTGCTGAGCGGGGCAAAAATTGTGTCGGTCGTTATAGCGCAAGTGAATATAATAACGGCGGCGTAATCAACCCTCCTGGCAATGCCACAGGAACTGAAAATAACATTCCTGGCCAGTCTGCCGTTCCGTCGCAGCAAGGATGGGATGCTCCTGCGTATGGCGCATCCAGCGGACATACCTCAAATTACACCGCACCGAACTATCAGGCGCCAAATGTGGGTTCAGCGACTCCCTCCTATTCGGATAATCCGTTTCGATAACAAGACCAGCATAGTGCATGTGGTGCGAAGCTAAGACTGCAGGGGCACGGCCTCGGCCCGTTTCCATCGCTATAACAGCGACGCCGATCATTCGGCACGTCGGCGGGCGAGGCGCGCGTGCAGCGATCTTCGCCGCTTGTTTGATAGGCTGAGAGGGCCATGTCCGTCTTGCCGTGCACCTTCCAGATGTGGTCTTCGTCAAATGTGACAGGCCTACCTCGTTGCGATATCTGGCAGTCCGCTGGGCGGGGTACCCGGTACAGGGGTGAAGTTGTGAGGTACTATGATGAGCGGCTTCATCCCGTTTGACCGGTCTCAACCGTATCTTCTGCCGCCGGAATTGAAGTCGTGGCTTTCGGCTGGTGATATGGTGCATTTCGTTATAGCACCCGTTGAGCGGGTTCCGATGAATGCGTGTTCTGTGCCTATCCACGTGGTTGGCGAGGCGCAATGTCATCAGCGGTTGATGCTCGCAACTCTGATCTTTGGTAATGCAGACGGGATTTTTCCCATACGCCGGATCAAGCGCGCCGCATTGAGCGCCTTGCGGACCTCAATTTAGTGCTGCCTTCGACGACGTCCGGGGCACGGCATCAAAGGTGCGATCGGCTCCCATTCCTTATCTGTCATGTCAGACGGATAGCGTTTCTTCTTTCGGATGATCCAGGCCATTCGGCCCCTCTGCTCTTGCGTCCAAATCCTGAGCTTGAATCACATCTCTCCACGTTTCGAAGCAGACCCTAACAAAATGAGGAGGAAAGCGATCACTCTTATCAGAAGGTGTGACGTAATTTCGAATATCAGAAAAAAGAGGCTTTGATACTGGACGATATAAAAACTCGTGCTATCAGGAAATACTATTTTTATTATGCATATTTATTATATTATATTTTTTATAAGTCTGTGAAAAATTATAAGATCTTAATACCATTCACTTTTGAGGAAGACGTTATGAAGTGGTGTGACTTGCTAAGTAGTGACCGTACGGGCGATAGAGGTTACACACACGAAATTGATAGGCCATTTTATGTAAAGGATTCTGATAGAATTACATTTTCTCACTCTTTCAAACGACTTGCGAATAAAACGCAAGTCCATCCTTTGTATGAAAATGATCATTTACACCATCGTTTAATACATAGCATCGAGGCGGGAGTGGTAGGCCGTTCGCTTGGTGTTGCAGTCGGACGGAGATTAAAAGCTGAAAACCTTATTGACAGTGAACAGCACCAGGCTATCGCAGGTGTTGTGAATGCGGCTTGTTTAGCACACGACATTGGTAATCCTCCTTTCGGACATGCAGGAGAGGCTGCTATTGGAGAATGGTTTTCTATAAATTTCAATACGAGTAATATTCTGTTATCAACGTTATCTGATATTAAAAGAAGTGAGTTTTTAGAGTTTGAAGGGAATGCACAAGGATTTCGTATTCTTACGAGATTGGAAATGCACAGAAATCACGGTGGAATGAGGTTGAGTAACGCCGTTCTGGGTGCTTTTACAAAATATCCGACTACCTGTTATGTAAAAAACAAAACGAAAAGTGATTATTGCGGACAGAAAAAGTTCGGAATTTTTGAAAGTGATATATCAATATTCTCTGTCGTTGCGAAAAGGTTAGGCCTGATAGAAGAAAAAAGTGAAAATGGAACTTGGTGGCATCGGCATCCTCTGGTTTTTCTTGTGGAGGCAGCGGATGATATTTGTTATAATATATTAGATCTGGAGGATGCTTTCTTATCAGGCGACGTTGAGTTTGGCACCGTCAAGGACATATTATCGTCTTTAGTTCCTGAATATTCTACAAATGGCGCTGAAAAGAAGGAAATTATATCAAGTCTTCGAGCTCATGGAATAAATAAAGCAATTTATGCATGTGTCGATGCATTTATTGAAAACTACGATGCAATAATGTCGGGAACCTTTTCTTCCAGTTTAATCGAAGAGTCAAAATTAAAAACCGAGTTTGAACGCATAAAACATTTTTCAGGGAAAAAAATATTCAAATCATCACGAAAGACGCAGCTGGAGATTCTAGGAAGGAAGGTGATACATAATGTTCTCGACGGAATATTGCCGTTATATACAGACCTTATGGAGAATGGGTGGAATTGTGATAAAATAAATCCGTACAACAAAAAATTGTCTCGCGCTCTAGACTTGAATATTTCTGATATTAATAATGAATATGATGCTTTGCATTCCATGACTGATTTTGTCTCCGGAATGACAGATAGATTTGCTTTGAAAATATCAAAAATGTTGTCCGGATCATTGTAGGTAAAATATTCTACATACGGCTTTCTGTATTAATAATAATTCTATGCCTCATCCAATGCTTTGTTGAATAAAAGCATTGGACGCATATTATGTATTTTTCGCAACAAAACTCGGAAGATACGTCTCGCGTTCGCTATTTTGAGAAGCTCGATCGGGACAGAAAAGCACAGGAAAATTACGAGTGGCAACCTCAACCACGTTGACAAAAGGACCTGATACAGAGCCTTGCCGCGGCGAGATTACGGAAACCCGTGAAGGACAGGGCGATCTTGTCATAGCGGATCGCGATGCACCGCCCCGGCTTGAATTGCGATCCCGGTAACGCCGCCGGTCTGTTTTCTACGGCACACTTCGGCCTTTGCGTGATGGGATCGCCAGCACGCTACCATACCGCAGCAGATCCTGACGGAAACTGTCGCTGTCATACTCCCGATCAGCCAGCATGGCCCCGGGATATGGACTGGCAGTTCCATCAGAGCATATGTGGCTTTGTAGTCTGAGACGTATCCGTCCGGTGACGGGCGCCTTGCTGGAGTGAACGGTGATTTCTGATCTTAAGAGCGACCTTAAGGACGTTTTTAAGAACGGAAGATCGGATGGAAATCATCACGGGTATGGAGCGACGTCGGCGGTGGAGCGTGGATGAGAAGCTCCGGCTGGTTGCGGAATGTGATGCGCCGGGCAGCAGCGTGACGCGGGTTTCGCGACAGCATGACATCAGCCGAGCCCTGCTGTGGACGTGCCGGCGGCAGCTCCGGCGGGGCGATCTTGGCGGCGGAACGGGTCAGGGATTCCTGGCGGTGACGCTCCCGGGTGCGCTGTCCGATCCGGCCTTGCCCGACGGGGACGCGGGGCTGGAGATTGTGCTGCCTGACGGGTTGCACCTGCGCGTGACGGCCAGGACGGACCTGGATCTGGTCGCACGTGTGCTGACGCTGCTGCGACGATGATCCCGGTTCCATCGGGCGTTCGGGTCTGGCTGGCGACAGGTTCGACGGACATGCGCCTTGGCATGCCGGGCCTGGCGCTGCGGGTGCAGGAGACACTGGGCCGCAATCCGCATGCGGGCGATCTCTACGTGTTCCGGGGCCGGCGTGGTGATCTGATCAAGGTTCTCTGGCACGACGGGCTGGGCATGTCGCTCTACGCCAAGCGGCTGGAGCGCGGCCGGTTCATCTGGCCGTCTCCGGCCGATGGCGTGCTGGCCCTTTCTGCCGCCCAACTCGGCTACCTGCGGGAAGGGATCGACTGGCGGCATCCGCAGCGGACATGGCGGCCGGAACTGGCGGGCTGAGCGCGGTTGCTGGTACCCAAACGGGTCGATCCGTGTTTTGATAGCCGACATGGAAACCGGCACGTCGGAAATCGATCGTCTGCGGGCGGCCCTGGTGGCGTCAGAGGCGGCGCGCCAGGAGGCGGAACAGCGCGCCACGGGCGCCGAGGCGATGGTCGCGCATCTGAAATTGCTGATCGCCAGGATGCGGCAGGACCACTTCGGCGCGTCCTCGGAGCGCGGCCGGCGCCTGCTCGATCAATTGGAACTCGAACTCGAGGATCTGGAAACGGCGATCGCCGAGGACGATGCCGCCAATGCGCCAGGTGCCGCAATCTCGTCTGAGGCGGCATCCGAACGGCAACGCCCCGCGCGCCGGCCCTTTCCTGCGGATCTGCCACGTGAACGGGTCATCATCCCGGCACCCGCGCAGTGCCCATACTGTGGTTCATCCCGTCTGGCGAAGCTGGGCGAGAGCGTGACCGAGACCCTGGAGGTGATCCCGCGCCGGATCAAGGTGATCCAGACGGTGCGGGAGAAATTCTCCTGCCGGGACTGCGAAAGCATCACCCAGCCGCCGGCACCGTTTCATCCGATCGCTCGGGGTCGCGCCGGGCCATGGCTGCTGTCGACGATCCTGACCGGCAAATTTGCCGATCACCTGCCGCTGAACCGCCAAAGCGAGGCCTTTGCCCGCGAGGGGATCGATCTCGACACCTCGACGCTGGCCGATTGGGTGAGCACCTGTACCGCCGCCCTGGCGCCACTGATCGCGCAGGTGCGCGCCCATGTACTGGCGGCAGAACGGCTGCATGGCGACGACACCGCGGTGCCGGTGCTGGCCAAAAGCCGGACCGTAACCGGACGATTGTGGACCTATGTGCGCGATGACCGGCCATTCGGCGGACCAGCGCCCCCCGCTGCCTGGTTCCGTTACTCCCGTGATCGCAAGGGCGAACGTCCCACTGACCATCTCGATGGCTGGAGCGGCATCCTGCAATCCGACGCCTATGGTGGCTACAACCGGCTGTTCGACGCCGACCGCAAACCGGCACCCGTCACCTCGGCGGGGTGCTGGGCGCACGCGCGGCGCGGCCTGTTCAAACTGGCCGAACTCGGCCGCGCGCCGCTCGCCGTGGAAGCCGTGCGCAGGATCGACGCGATCTTCGAGGCCGAGCGCACCATCAATGGGGCAACGCTGGCGCAGCGTCTCGCCGTGCGACAGGAGCGCGTCGCGCCCATGGTCAATGACCTGCTGGCCTGGATGCGTGAGAATTGCGCCCGCCTGTCGAAGAAGGCACCCGTTGCCGCGGCCATGGCCTACATCCTGCGCAGGCCGGAGACTTTTACCCGGTTCCTCCACGACGGACAGATCTGCCTGACGAACAACGCCGCCGAACGCGCGCTGCGCGGCATCGCCCCGGGCAGAAAAGCCTGGCTGTTCGCTGGCTCCGATCGCGGCGGCCAGCGGGCGGCCGACATCTATTCCCTCATCGTCACCGCGAAGCTCAACGACATCGATCCCCAGGCCTGGCTCGCCGAAATTCTCGCCCGCATCAACGACCAGCCCGTCTCACGTCTGCACGAACTCCTGCCCTGGAACTGGAAAACCTCAGGGCACCGCTATCATACCCAAGCCGTCTGAACGTGCACGCGGCGCTCCCCGGATGCTTACGGTTGTTTTGACGCGTTGGTGTCTGATCTGCGTGCCGTGCTGCGTGCCGCTTCTGGCCGCAGGGCGGACCCAACGGCAGCCATTATCGACAGGCGGACATTACGTTCGACGCCGGAAAGCCGTTCCCGCACCGGATATGATGGGGCCAAGCGCAAAAAGGGATCAAAGCTGCACATGGCCATGGACACGCTGGGGCACCTGCTGGCCCTGCATGTCACACCAGCCAGTCGGGATGATCGCGCCGAGGTGGGACGTCTTGCCGCCGCCATTCAGGATGCGACGGACGAGAGCGTTGAACTGACCTATGTCGATCAGGGATATACCGGCGAGAAACCTGCCGGGGCAGCACGGGCCCAGGGGATCGCCCTTGAGGTCGTCAGATTGCCTGAGGCCAAACGTGGCTTTGTCCTGCTGCCGCGTCGATGGGTCGTTGAACGATCTTCCGCATGGGCAAAACGCTGCCGCAGACTCGTCAAGGATTACGAGCGTTACGCTTCAACACTCGCAAGTCTCCACGTCATCGCATTCGCATGTTTCATGCTTAGAAAGGCAGCTATGCTCGCCCAAGGTGCATAACACCCTCTAGAGTTATTAAAAAACCTTCGAACCAGACCCTCAGGCTGATCATCACATAACAATATGGAATTATGTTTCATAACATTACCACGGTTCTTAAATTTTATATCATACTCAATACTATATATACGATATGTTTTTTAACTTTATTATAGTTAATAGATAGTTTTACATTACCTTTATTGTAGCTATCTAATGGATTAACCATTCCAATTGCAGGAATTGCAATTTCCTCTCTACTGAAAGAGGGTTTACCTAACAGTAAATGAACTTCGTTACTGCTCATATTAAAATTAATTCCAAAAGGCAATTCTCCAGTATACTCTTTATATCCATCTCCATATTTATCGCTATAAATAAAAACGGCATTTATGAAATTTACATTATCTTCTTTAGATAAACAAAAACCTCTATCATAAAACTCATAATCAATCCTGCCGTCTATATCCTCTATATTATTATAGTCTTTATTTTTTATGTATTCTATTTCTTGCGGAAGCTCCCCTAAAAAACGCGCTATCTCTATCATTTATACCATCCTAGATTTATATTTATATCATGAATATCTTGGAATATTCTATCTATTTCTTCGTTACTCTTTCCCTCTCCTAACATAGTTCCCCTATATTTCTCAAGATCTTTTTGAGCCGCTACGCGCAAGTCTTCGTGGTCTTCCTCGATTTGCTGAGGAGTATTACGTCCACCATATGTCCGCGATAGTTTTTGATGATCGCTCGTGCGCACCACCAATGTAGCAGACCCTCTCTCGCGAATTTCTCGGATTTGTCGGGTCGTAAGTGGCTCGCCTGTCCTCTCCATCGCAGATCTTTTTAAAGCTGCCATAGAAGGAATATGATCGGGAGTATATCCATCTTTCTTACTTCTAGCAGCCTGATCACCGTAATTACCGGCCTCCCATAGTGTGACTTTATCTTCTTTAATTTCGTCTTTAGCAATCGTCTTTGCAGCCCCACGAAGGCTTTCAGTTCCAATGGGGGCTTTTTCCAGAAGCTCACGTTCGCCTTCTGGTGTCGTCAATAAACGATTAACCTCACGCACCTCAAATAGAGCTTCACGTACTGTCGCAATATCCGCCTCAGTAGGAACGGCCGTTCGACCAGTTTCTGTTAGAAAGCTTTCAGATAAGGCATTATTCTCAGGGTCAAGTTCTCTCAGTTCTCGTCGAGCATTGTAGTACTCTGCGATTTGCAGCTGTTCCTGATTGCTCAGTGGGTTGCCATTTTCGTCCCGCTCTTCAAACAGCTCCTCTTTCTCATCCTCGTTACTTTGATTGTACTGCTGAATTGCTGAAGCGTATCCGGCCCCGCTGAGGGCGTTGACTGTCGTATCGCCACCGGAAGCCGCGCCAGCTGCTGCTCCTGCGCTGGCTCCAATGACGTTGCTCAGCACATTCTCGATCACACGCTGGCCATCTGCATCATCCGTCATGGACTGGGCTACGGATTCAGCCCACTGGCGCGTGGCTATCGTGGCAACGTCACCCGCCGCCGTGCTGGCAGCCACCGAGCCGATATTTCCTCCAGCAAGGCCCGCTATCAGCGCATTGCCCGCCGTCTCAATGCCGATGCGTCCCCAGGCATTTGAAACGTCTTTCGTCCCAAACCCGGCAACGTGAGCGTCATCCAGCGCATCCGAAACCATTCCCCCGACCTGTCCCACGACCTGCGATCCGACCTGCTGGATCTGCAGGTCGTTCTGCATCTGCTGGGCGTCGAAGGTGTTGGTCAGCGGATGGCTGGACGTCGCGGGCGAGCGGGAAAGGTCGCCATTGGTGCTGCCGGCTGCGATCTGCACGTTCGACCCGATCGCCGACTGCGTGACCGAACTGGCATCCTTACGGGTCGCGGCCCCCAGCAGGCCACCGGCATTGGCCGCCATGCCCGCGCCGATCGCGGTGGCGAAGCTGCCGGTTCCCCCGCCCGTAGCCCCTTCGGGATTCATGACGTTGGCCTGGTAGCCCGTCGTCTTCGCCGTGGCGTCGGCATGGTTGGCGATGTCATTGGCCACCAGCGTGCCCGTGGACAGCTGGTTGAGCGCCGCCGCCGCCGTACTCTCGATCACGCCCCCATTCAGGGTCGTCGTGCCACTCGCCACGACATCAAGACCGCCACTGCCCGCATACAGCCCGGACTGCGTCGCCTCGGTCGAGGCATAGCTGTCCCTGACAGTCGTGTGACTGAAACTCGCGCTGCCCCCGATGTCACCCGCGCCCCAGACCGGCACCGAGAAGCTGGCGTCGATGCCCGTGGTCTTCGAATTGTAGCCCGACGTGTCCTGCGCCGTGGTGATGGTCAGGTCTTTCGTCGCGACATCAATCGACCCGCCACTGATCTCCGCCCCGTTCAGGGTCGTCGTGCCGGTCGCGTTGGCGATGGTGACATTGTCCGTGCCGCTGACCGTGCTATCCACCGCCGTGCTGGACGCGGCATTGGTGTTGGTCTTCGAGGCGCCGAATTCGCCCTCGATGCTGACACCGGCCCCTTTCGTACCGATGCTGGCCGAGGCCCCCACGCTGGCCTCGATCGATTTCGAGCTGGCGACCTCGTGCGTCGTGTCATATCCCGCCTGCAGCGTCACCTGCCCCGGCGCGGTCAGGGTCACGTCCTGGCCCGAAAGCTGGGACGCCGTCGCCACGATATTGCCCGACTGGCTGTCGGTCGGCACGCCGCCTGTCGCGGTCACGGCCAGCGTGTTGCCCGCCGCCGCCGTCGAACCCTGCACCGTGCCCGTCGTCAGCGTCGTGCTCGACTTCTCGAGGTCAAAGCCGATATTCGACTGCACCGCAATCAGGTCGATATTGCCCTTGGCGGTGTCGCCTTTCTCGAACAGGCTGGAAACGGACTTGACCTGTCTTGACGCCTCCAGACCGACCTGGGCGCCCATGCCCGCCGCCGCTGCACCGTCCAGTCCAGCGAGACGTCCACTATCCTTGCCACTCGCCTGGGAGGCGGACAGGGCGATATCCACCATCTGTCCCACGACCGAGTTCGGGTTGAGCCCCGTGATATCGCCGATGAACAGTGACTTGTGCGTCTGGGTCTGGGTGGCGACATCCTCAAGCGCATTGAATGACACGGACGATCCCGTGACCGTCGCATCCTTCGCAGCCCCGAGGTCGGATCCGTTGATCGTGACCGGCCCGTTCGCGGTAATGCTCAGGTTGCCCCCGGTCGATGCGATCTCGCTGGGGGTCCAGCTGGTCTGGGAATAGGTGTCGGTATCGGTCGTCTTGCCAAAGCCGATCTTGGCCGAAGCCCCGCTGGTGCCAAGGAACAGCCCGGACGACTTTTCCATTGATGAAGCCGCAACTGTTTCCTTTACTGCATTTTCCGTTACCGCGCCGCCAGCGGCCAGCGTGACGTCACCTTGCGCAGCAATCTCGCCCTTGAGGCTCATGTCGCCAGCCGAGCCAATTGAAAGCGCATTTCCCGCCGTGATGGTGCTACCGATCTCGTCAGAGTAGTGGACAGATTGGGAACTGCTTTCGCTGTTCAGGAAATGACCTTCCGACGACGTGCTGGAAGACGAGCCCATATCAGTCATCGAGTTGAGCGCGAACTCGCCACCTGACGAGATTTCTGCGTTGCCACCAGCGGCAACCACGCCCTGAATGGACATATTTTTGCCGGATGCCATCGCTATATTGTCGTTGGCAATAACGGCGCTCCCGACCTGCGTGCTACTGTTCTGGGTATCCGAAAATGAACTCGAACTCAGAAATCCGCTTTTGGAGCCGGAGGCGGCGTAGGAACTCTCGTTGGTAACTGCGCTGAGATCGAGATTGCCTGCGGCCATCATGGATGCAGAACCAGCCGCTGATAGCGTGCTTCCGCTGAACGTAAGATCACCACCGAGCGCGCCCAGCGTGGCGTCACCTCCACTGCTTATTGTTACGCCATAGTTCTCAGCCTGATAGCCAGACAGGCTGAGATGGGTCGCATGCGTCGAACCCTGCGCCGTTGCTGTCAGAGCACCAATATCGATGCCTTGACCCGCAAGCAATGCCAAGTTTCCGCCGGATGTCAGCGTCCCCCCCTTGAACGTAATATTATCCGCGGAATCAAGGAGTGTCGTCCCTCCCGATACGATGTTCGCCTGACCGGTGAGTTCCGAGGCGGAGCCTCCACCAATAAGGAAAGTCTGCAACGTATCCTGATTGACAATCGAACCTTTCATGGCATTCAGGGCGACTGTTCCACCCGACAAAGTGCCACCGGAGTTGATAATATCTCCATCGGTCGCAGTGAGCGTCAGTGCATTCTGCGCTGCAATCGTCCCGCTATTGGTAACCGATCCGGCAGTAAGAGATACGTTCCGTCCGCCGATTACAGCACCGTCATCCGTCAGTGTCGCTGTGCCGGCTGCCAGATACAGCTTCGGTACGAGTACCGATTTGCCATCCACTTCTTCGGTAACGTACCAGACGATATCCTGTGTCAACGCTGCCTGTTGTTGTGACGTTAGCGCGTCACCCAACGTAAGACCCAGTGCGTTGTCTTCAGTTGCTGCATTATCGAGGAGTATCTTCATCTCGTCTGAAGCCGAGAGATACGATCCGCCCAGGAACGTCTGACCGGTGGCAGCGACGATCTGTTGCTGGACATAGTCCGTGTCAAACGTAGCATCCCCCAGGAAATAATAATCTGCCGTGTCGTCTCCCAGTCGATTCAGCAGGTATTGCGAGCCATAAAAGCCAGAAAGCGTCGCGTAGCGGGGATTTGTCTCGATGAGATAATGTGCATCGGGTAATGGATCAGGAACAAATAGTGCCTGCCCGCCAGGCACTGAGGCTACAATCGTAGCAATTGTCGGGTCGCTGCTCGCCGAGAAGCCCGGAAGGCTCAACGAAGCCAATGCCTGCGCATTAGTCTCGACCGTTGCTGGGGCGATAACCCCATCGTATGCTGGAGTAGATGCAGCTGTAGCAGTAGACGCCTGACCTTTTACCGAACTTGGTTGCGAAATCGCCTCGGCAGAACCAGCAATATCTGGACGTATCGCGCTATCTGATACCGAGGCCGCATCGGCCACGCGTGTGTTCAGGCCAGTGACAGTCGTCCCAAAATCAGGATTGATATCAGCCTTGGAGGTATAGCCTGCCGTCAACGCCGCTGGAGAAGCGGCGGCTACCCCTTCAGTTGTCGTACCGGTATACGAAATATCGGGCAGCGCATTAGCGCTCCAGCTATCATTGGATACAGTCTGGACAAACTGTCCATTGACATCACCAGCAGCCATGATGGTCGCCGTTGCTCCGCCGTCGGTAACCGTTCCCCAAATACGCGGGGCAAAATACCGTGGGCCGATATCCCACCCAAGTTTAGTCGGCACGTTGGGCGCATCAGTCACAGGCCGAAAATAACGGCATGAATTCTCGGTCTGACATTGAAATTCATATGTTATCTGGTTCGTATAGCCGATATTGTTCAGCGAGTTGCCAGACATGGTGATGTTACCACCTGCAGCAATATGACTCGCGTCGTTGGTAATATCGCCCGTCGTATTGATGGTCAGGTCACGTCCCGCATCAATTAAGGAAGCTGCGCCATTCAATGTCGCAATCGAACCAGTTCCCGTAACTGTCACGTTCGAACTGGCGTTGCCGTCGTACAAGGCCGCGATGAAATAGCCACTACCCGGTTGACCCGTTGATGTCGTCAGGCCAGCGGGAACCTGGACCTCGACAACCTTTTGACCGTAATAATACTGCCCCCAGTCGCTGGGCATTCCACCCTGGATCTGGCTTGCGCTGGGCGGCGTAACTGCAGTGGCATAAACCTCACGATAGACCGCTACGTTGTTTTCAACCGTAACGCCGCCTGTGACGTCATTGGTAAGGCTGGCCGCTTGGATGGAAATGTCGCCGGCAGCACTTCCGGCTTCAATCTCGCCGGACTGATTGACTACGGCACCCGCATAGCCGTTACCGGGCCCTCTGATCGCAATGCTCCCGGCATCCGACAAAATGGCACCCTGAATATTTGTAAGCGCGCCAGGAAGGGTGAGCGATACGCGGCGTGCACCATCTATCAGTCCCGTATTTGCTATGACGTCTCCCGAGGTCACAACGAGACTTCCCCCTGAAGTGAGCGCCCCGTTGTTGGTTAGGCTGCCTGCATCAATCGTAAGGTCTCCACCGGCTAACGCACCACTTCCCTCTTCAACCGTGTAGCCACCCTGCCCGAAATTCAGATTCATCGTTCCGCCCGAAACCAGGACAGCGTTACTATCCCATCCGTCCGGCATCGACAGGTTGAGCGAAGCTCCAGCAGTCAACTGTCCTCCACCATCCAGGACATCAGTTGTAATCGTCAGGTTACCGGCGGATTGCAGCGTACCATCCATATCAGCCAGAGACGTCAAAGCGTTTCCGGCATTGGTGATGGTAAGGTCACCCGCTTGTGTCATTACGCTACCGCTTGAGTTGTCAAGACTGGATGTGGATAATACAATATCGTTGCCAGCCTGAATCCGTCCGCCGGAATTGCTAAGGGACGCGAGGGGTACGCCATTACCCCCGTCCACCGTTATGGCTCCGTTCTTGGCGAAGACCAGGCCACCCTTGCCATTGTCAAGGGTAGTCGCGGTTACGGTGACATCTGACGCCGCCTGAATGGCACCGCCTTCATTAAGGACGTGATCAACGGGACCGCTCGTTCCATTATTAATTTTGATGCCGGATTTGGTACTTAAGAGTGCACCACCGTCATTATTGACTGCATCCGTCTGAAGTGCCAACGCTCCCGCCGCCTGGATCGCACCGTTGGCATTCGTGACAGAATTACTTTGGATCGACACGGAACCAGCGCCGATAACGACACCCTCGGTGTTGTCAAGTGACGAGGCGGTCAGAATGATTGGTGCAATGCCCGCACCAATCTGGCCATTACGGTTCAAGAGCTCTGCACCGTCATCGAACGTAGCCCCGGTGGTGCCATATAGGAGGCCTGCATTCGAGATCCCGCCATTGCCAACTGCAATGCTCAGGGACTCCGCGGCGACAATTTCCGCGTCCGAGGCATTGATCAAGGAGGTAGCGGCAAGAGCGATGGAGCCACCTAGAGCACCGATGCGCCCATCATTGGTTACATCGCTCAAAACCTGAAGTGACTGGTCGCCTTGGGCGACTATTGTCCCACTATTCGACAGGGCCTGCGCCGTAATATTCAGGCCAGCTTCCGTACCAACTGTTTCAATCATACCGGCGTTGTTAAGTCCGATATTTCCAGTAAGATTCAACGCAAGCTGACCTGATCCCGCTGCGATCAGCCCGTACGCGCCGTTAGTCAGCCCAACCGCAGTAATGTCAGCGCCTGTCTCCCCGATAAGGGCCCCCTCGTTATCTACGGAGTCGGAGACAGAGAGGTCTAGCGCACCGCCAGCACTCATCACACTGGCGGCATCGGTCGTGTACTCACCCTCAGTGACCGTAAGGTTATCATCTGCCTTTATGGCCCCACCCTTATTGGTCAGGGTGGCACCTACACCTTCAGATAGCGCGATATTTCCACCAGTCGAAAGCAGGCTACCATTAGTATTGTCAATATCGGATGCAGAAATTATCAGGTTGGACGCAGCCTGAATAACACCTCCTTGCGTATTACTAAGCTTAGTTAACTGCAGGCCAGGCGCACCATCTGCAATTCCAACCGAACCAGCAGTACTGACAATTGTGCCGCTGCCATTGGCAAGATCTGCTGCGGAAATCGTCAGGTTATCTGAT